ACAACTCCTGAGGCCCGCGAGAATCAGATGGTTTCTCGGGCTTTTGATGTTGCTGAAGAGCAGATGTTGANNGGNACAGCNTCNTCNCAGGTCATCACTCACTTCCTCAAGCTTGGAACAGCTCGTGAGAAACTCGAGTTGAAGAAGTTGGAGGCGGATGTCGAACTTTCGCGCGCAAAGATTGAGGCAATTGAGTCTCATAAGCGTGTTGAAGAACTTTACGTCGATGCTATCAAGGCTATGCGGTCTTATGCAGGCGACGAACCACTTCCGGAGCCCGTAAATGAAGACGAGATGTTTTAGAGATCTTAGCAGGCTTAGAAGTTTTGAGGAACGCTTCGAATACCTATCACTTAAAGGCGTAGTTGGCGAAAGCACCTTCGGTTTCGACCGATGGCTTAATCAGCAATTCTATAGGTCAAAGGAGTGGAAGGATGCGAGGTCTTACGTTATTGCTCGTGATAACGGATGTGATCTTGGTGTGCCTGGACATGAGATTTTTTCTGATCTCCTTGTTCACCACATGAATCCTCTTACATCGGAGGCTATTCAGCACGGTGAGTTCGAGATTATAGATCCTGAATTTCTCATAACCACATCACTAAACACTCACAACGCAATTCACTACGGTGATGAGAGTCTCCTCCCACGGGGACCAATTGTACGACAACCCGGAGATACAAAACTCTGGTGAAGTCGGAGGATACACAATGACAATTCCAGCTGGGGCGCGTCTTGGCGGTCCCGCGTACAAAGCTCTTTGGCCACTTGGCTGGGGAGAACCGATCGAAAGGAAGGAACAAATGGAAGCTTCTGAGCCCCAGAAGGATACTTCACCGGCCCAGCCGATTCAGGAGGGTCCGGAATCCGCACAGGTTCCGCCGTCGGAGACTCCGGCAACCCCGGCGCATGAGGAAGCAGACAATGCTTCTGGTCAGGATGAGCCTGACGACTATTCCGATGACGCTGATGTTGAGGATGCTCCCAACGAGCCCGCCGACAATGTTGCTCCTGAAGAGCTTGAGCAGCTCGCCCAGGAGGAGCCCGAGCAGGAGGATGAAGTAGACCAGCCGGATCCGCCTAATCAGGAGGACTGAGTATGTCGAGGCGAATTTCCGGGCTCAGTGATGAGCACGCTGCGCACGCTCGACGAGTAATCATCAAGAATGCGCACAATATGGTTGCCTTCAAGGCAAGTGTGCACTACACACAGGGTCCACGGCGTTGGGAAGGGATCAACAACCACCTAACGCATCTTAGGAATCAGTATCCAACGCATTGCGATTGCTCTAGCACGGCAACCTGGATGCTTTGGGATGCAATGGCTCGGCCTTACGGGGTTCGAGACCTGGTTAACCACGCCGGTTGGAAGGCTGGTTTCACCGGGACTATGATTAATGGCGGCGTTCGGATTGCTTCTAAGAGTGATCTGAAAGTCGGCGATTGTGTCTTCTACGGTTGGCAGAGTCGCGGTGTTCCTAAGCACGTTGCCGTTTATGTTGGCGGCGGCTTGGTCTTCTCTCACGGTGGTGAGAGTGGTCCGTACATTCTCCGGGTTGATTATCGCCCGGATCGTGTAGCAATGCGTCGATACATTTAAGGAGGTGGTCTGGTGTTCAATACCGCGGCTGAACTAGAAGCAGCCCGTGGGGATGTCGAGCGCGAGTTCAGTACGAACCGCCAGAACATCGAGAATCAGTACGTGTTAGACAAGAAAGCCCTCGAAGATCAGTATCACGAGGATATTCAGGCAAATGAACAGGCCCGGCGCGAGGCTCTCGTTGCCGCTGGTCTGAATTCGGACGGATCCGATCCCCAGGGTCGCCCGTCTGGTTAATCCTATCCCAGAAAGGGGGTGAGTCATGGAAACGAGCATTCTTACCAGTACAAAAAAGATCCTTGGTATTGCCGAAGACTATACCGTCTGGGATCTTGACATCATCACGCATATTAACAGCGCGTTTTCCGACCTCACCCAGTTGGGGGTCGGCCCCGTTGCAGGATTCATGATTGAAGATGCTACCGCTGTGTGGGAAGACTTCATTCCTGACAACATCCAGCAGCTTAGTTGGGTGAAGGACATTGTTTACCTCAAGGTGCGGCTGTTATTTGATCCGCCTACGACATCGTACGCGATTTCGGCTATGGAAGATCAGATTCAGAAGCTCGAGTGGCGAATCAATGTTCAGAGAGAATCCACAGACTGGGTCGACCCCGATCCGCCCGTGATTATTGAGGAGGTGCCATGAGAGTAGATGACGGAACCGATGCTGTGGTGGCGGATGTTATCTCTCACCATGGCGTGAAGGGCATGCGGTGGGGTGTTCGAAAGAGCGCCCCGACCGCAAAGGTTTCTGTAACCCAGAAGGGTAAGAAACTGAAGACGACTGGTGGTCACGGTCGTAAAGCGGCTCCTGATGCAGTCAAAGTAGCCGAATTGCGGCAAGTTCGTAAGAAAAGCGGTGTTGTTGCTCTTTCCAACGAAGAATTGCAAGCATATTCTAAGCGCTTGAATCTTGAGCAGCAAGTGACCAATCTGGAGCGAAATCAGCCTGGCATAAAGAATTGGATTGCCCGAACGCTCAAAGGTCAGGGCAATCAGTCGGTTAATGCTGCTGGTCAAGCAGCTCGCACTAAGGCAGCTAAGACTGCAATTAAGAAAGTTGCAGTTTCCGCAGCATAGTTAGGAGGTGAGCAATGGGCTTGTCTAATACAGCGACACCAGTCTACTATGGCCGGTTTCGTGAGTCGGTTATGGCCGGAGAGATCCCGGTTAATCGCGAGATCTCGATGGAAATGAACCGGATTGACGCGCTCATTGCCAATCCTAACATGTATTACGATGATGAAGCTGTAGAAGGCTTCATTAGATACTGTGAAGGGGAAGGAACGCTAACAGACGGGTCGGATCTGCATTTGCTTCCATCGTTTAAGTTATGGGCCGAGCAGATATTTGGTTGGTACTATTTCGTCGAACGTAGCGTTTATGTGCCCTCATCAGACAATCATGGTGGGCATTATGAGACGCGTACCATAAAGAAACGGCTAATTCTCAAGCAATATTTGATTGTTGCACGAGGCGCGGCCAAATCTATGTATGCTTCTCTGATTCAGAGTTATTTTCTGAATGTAGATACGTCTACAACGCATCAGATTACAACAGCACCCACCATGAAGCAGGCGGATGAAGTAATGTCGCCGCTTAGAACAGCTATCACGCGCGCGCGAGGACCGCTGTTCAAATTCCTTACGGAAGGTTCTCTGCAAAACACAACCGGATCGAGGGTCAATCGTGTCAAGTTGGCGTCGACGAAAAAGGGGATTGAGAACTTTCTTACCGGATCGCTTCTCGAAGTCCGACCCATGGCTATTAACAAGCTACAGGGCCTTCGTCCAAAAGTGTCAACGATTGACGAATGGCTTTCTGGAGATCTTAGGGAAGATGTGGTTGGCGCGGTAGAGCAGGGAGCATCNAAACTCGAGGATTATTTAATTGTAGCTATTAGTTCGGAAGGAACTGTTCGAAACGGTTCTGGTGACACCATTAAACTGGAATTGGCTGATATTCTCAAGGGAGCTTACCAGGCGCCTCATGTTTCTATCTGGCATTACAAGCTGGATGAGATCGAGGAAGTTAATAATCCGGAGATGTGGGTCAAAGCTAATCCTAATCTAGGAGCAACAGTCTCTTATGAAACTTATCATCTCGATGTTGAACGAGCGGAGAAGGCACCAGCCTCCCGTAACGATATTCTCGCCAAGCGATTCGGAATACCGATGGAGGGTTATACATATTTCTTCACTTACGAAGAAACAATTCCTCATCGGCGGCAGTGGTTTAACGGTATGCCTTGCGCTGTCGGCGCTGACCTCTCACAAGGGGATGACTTCTGCGCTTTTACATTCCTCTTCCCATTAGGTCAAGAACGATTTGGTGTAAAGACCAGGAGTTATATTACTGAGCAAACGATGATGAAGCTTCCGGCTGCTATGCGGCAGAAGTACGAGGAGTTCATCAAGGAAGGAAGTCTTGTTGTCATGCCAGGCACCGTTCTGGACATGATGGATGTTTATGACGACCTTGATGCTTTCATTATCGAGCAGGAATATGATACGCGCGCGCTAGGGTTCGACCCATACAACGCCAAGGAGTTTGTTGAGCGATGGATCAATGAGAATGGTCCTTACGCGGTCGAGAAGGTTATTCAAGGAGCCAAGACAGAGTCGGTTCCGCTTGGCGAACTGAAGAACTTGAGTGAAGAGCGTTTGCTCAAGTTTGATCAGGCTCTGATGTCGTGGTCAATGGGTAATGCGATTACGTTGGAGGATACCAATGGTAATCGGAAGCTCTTGAAGAAACGCCAAGAAGAGAAGATCGACAATGTAGCCGCTTTGATGGATGCGTGGATTGCATACAAGCTAAACAAGGAGGCGTTTGAATGATTCATGACGAAAAGCCCTCCTTGGAGGAGCTTACACATCATGGAATCAAGGGCATGCGGTGGGGTGTCCGTAAAGAACGTGATGTGTCGCCGGAGAAGCAAGCCAAGCGCGACGCTAAGGCTGCGCCACTTGAAAGAAAGTCAGCGGATATTCAGAAGCGAATTGATTCTGGGCAGAGGGTCATAGAACATCTGCAAAGACAAAAAGAAAAGGGTGGTACGGGTACAAAGATACTCAATACCATAACGATTTCGCAGATGCGCCAAGATCAGAAGATTCTTGCGGATCAAAAGGCTCACGTTGATAAAACAGCCGAAGCCAAGCGCCAAGGAAAGCTTACACCCACACAAAAGAAATTATTAATTGGCGGAGCTGTTGTTGGTGGGCTTGTTGTTGCTGGTGTTCTTACGAAACAAATAAATTCGGGTGAGTTTAGGCAAAATGTTAATCGTGGTCGCGAGATAATCACCGGCAAGAAGTTTGAGTTTAAGAAAGCTCCCGAACTTAAAGGTAATTGGGGCGCTGATCAGATTGAGAAGCTTGTAATTCCGGATATTAATCCGGGATACCCCACCGGCATCGGAGCTAACATGAATTGTAGACGTTGTACCTTTGCTTACGAAATGCGTAGGCGAGGGTTTGATGTGGCTGCAACTCGAACACCTACAGCTTCTGGACAAAACGCAATTGGCTTGTTCAATGTACTTACCACAGACGTTAAGGATGTGTCTCAGAAACGTGGCGCAAAATTGTTGCTTAATCCGGATGCGAAAGATGCCATTAGTAGACACATTAATTACATTGGCAAAGGGTCTGGCGGTCTTCGGAAATTTAAGGCTCCTGAAGATATTTTCTTAAGATTGGCCCAAGAGCCGGAGCGTTCTCGAGGCGAGCTTGGTGTATTTTGGAAGGGTGGAGGGGGTCAC